CTACAATTTCAGAAACTCCGATTGATACTTTTTCATCATCAACTTATCGTTCTGCAAAATATTTGATTCAAATTACTGAAGGAACTTCATATCACACAACAGAAATTTCAATAATTCACGATGGAAGCACAACATATAGCACAGAATATGGTACTATAAAAACTAATGAGTTATTATCAACTTTTGATTCGGATATTGACACAGGAAACGTTCGTCTTCTTGCAACACCTGCATCCTCATCATCAACAACTTTTAAAATAGTTAGAACATCAATTAATTCATAAATATCTTTACGGCAATCAAATGATAAATGAATAGTTTTTCTGAACAATTAAAACCCCATAAAACAGTTGAACAGATTGCAAAGAAGCATCGCATGGATGTTTCCGATATTCAGAAACAACTGGATATGGGAGAACCAATTGAGCACGAACATACTAAAGATCATACTCTTGCGATGGATATTGCTCTTCAACATTTAGATGAAATTCCTGACTATTATACTCGTTTGAAAAAGATGGAAGCATCGGCAAAAAAAGAACATAAAAAGTTCAAAGATGTAAATATTGATGAGGCAGGTTCTCTTCATCATTGGTTTGCTGGATCGAAATCTAAAGACGGAAAACCGGGATGGGTTCAAGCAGATGGTTCTCCATGTGCGAATGAACCTGGAGAAACTAAAGCACCAAAATGTTTTAGTAGTGCGAGACTTGCTGCTTTAAAACGAAAGGGTGAAAAAGGAGAGTCTTTAATTAGATCAGCTGTTAATCGTAAGCGTCAGGAAGATTCGGGGCAACAACAAAAATCTGGAGCAGCAAAACCAACAAATGTTCCAACCTTTGCTAAAGGAAGAAAAAGCAAAGATTATGTAAAACCAGAACCGGGATTAAAAGAAACAATGGAAATCCAAGAAGCACAAAAAGATACCCCAAGTAAAGGCAAAGGAACAAAAGATGCCTGTTACAGTAAAGTAAAATCTCGTTACGATGTTTGGCCATCGGCATATGCCTCTGGAGCATTGGTAAAATGTCGTAAAGTTGGTGCTGATAACTGGGGAAATAAATCAGAGGCAGTTGAAGAACAAAGATACTGCCCATTATGTGACAAAAGAGAATCCAAATCAGAATGCTCTTATGGCAATAAAGCATGGGAAGATTTTTCAGTAAAAGATCATGAGTATTCTATGGCTCGTTCAGAACTCTCTACAGTTATGAATGCTGTTAAGAGACTTCAGAAAAAAATGGGTAAAGGGGAAGGAAATGTTGAGGCATGGGTTCAATCAAAAATTACTAAGGCAGCAGATTACTTAGATACTGCAGCAGATTATGTTGAAAGTGGAGAAATGGAAGAAGCATGTTGGGTTGGATATAAACAAGAGGGTTTAAAGAAAAAAGGAAAGAAAATGGTTCCAAATTGTGTTCCAACAAATGAAGCAAAAACACTTGGATTTGAAATTAAACCTTCTAGGGGTGCTGGAGCACTAACTCCCTCAGCAGCAGCACAACTTGGAGATAAAGCAGTTGCACTTCAAAAGAAAAAAGCAGCAGCAGTTGCTCTACCAAAATTAAAAGAACATAGAGGAATTGTTGCAAAAATTCTTGAAGAACTTCAAAAAGAAGATGTAACAATTGAAGATGCAAATGGCAATACATTTGCAGAAGTTGTTGATGTTATCAAACCAGAACCAATCAAAGGATTTAAGCAACAAGTTGATGAAGCAACTCGTCTTCCTGCTACAACCGGTAATATTATTTCGGTGATGTTGAATTGGAGAGGAAAAACCTATGGAACAAAAATGTTTTTCCCTCAAACAAAACTTCCATCAAGAAAAGATATTGAATATGAAATTCAAAAAGTTTATCCTGATTGCAGAATACTGACTTATAAGGTTGCAGAATTTGTTCCAGGACAAGCACTCATTTATGTGGACAATACAAAATCAAAAAACTATTTGATGAATAATAAGACTATTGGTGAAGAAACTATTGAAGAAGTTGCGGCGTGGCAAAAAAAGGAAGGAAAAAATCCAGAAGGTGGATTGAATAAAAAAGGAATTGAATCGTATAGAAGAGAGAATCCTGGTTCACACCTCTCACTTGCGGTTACAACACCCCCTTCAAAACTTGACCCAAATAGTAAACCAGCAAAACGCAGAAAATCATTCTGCGCTCGTATGGGTGGAATGCCTGGGCCCATGAAAGATGAAAAAGGTCGTCCAACAAGAAAAGCACTTTCATTAAGAAAGTGGAACTGTTAGTAAGGTAAAATTATAATATGTCCGATGTATATCTTGGTAATCCGCTTCTAAAAAAAGCAAATACCCCTATTGAATTTACAGAAGATCAGGTTCTTCAATTTATTAAATGCAAAGAAGATCCAGTATATTTTGCAAAGAATTACGTACAGATCGTAACTCTTGATAAGGGATTACAACCCTTCAAGATGTATCCATTTCAGGAAAAGTTAGTTAATAATTTCCATAATCATAGATTCAATATTTGTAAGATGCCACGTCAGACTGGTAAGTCTACAACTGTTGTGTCTTATCTTCTTCATTATGCAGTATTCAATGATAATGTAAATATTGGTATTCTTGCGAACAAGGCAGCAACCGCAAGAGAACTTTTAGATCGTCTTCAGACTGCATATGAAAATCTACCCAAATGGATGCAACAAGGAATTATATCTTGGAACAAAGGTTCTCTTGAACTGGAGAATGGAAGTAAAATCTTGGCTGCTTCTACTTCTGCTTCTGCGGTTCGTGGTATGTCTTTCAATATCCTCTTTTTGGATGAATTTGCATTCGTTCCAAATCATATTGCAGATTCATTCTTTGCTTCGGTATATCCAACAATTACTTCTGGTAAAAGCACAAAGGTTATTATAGTCTCCACTCCTCACGGTATGAATCATTTCTACCGTATGTGGCACGATGCCGAACGTGGTAAAAATGGATATGTATTCACAGACGTTCATTGGAGTGAGGTTCCTGGTAGGGATGAGAAATGGAAAGCAGAGACAATTGCAAATACCAGTGAACAACAATTCAAGGTTGAGTTTGAATGTGAGTTTCTTGGTTCCGTTGATACTCTAATTGCACCATCCAAACTCAGAGCCCTCGTATATGACAATCCTAAGACACGTAGCGGGGGTTTAGACGTACATGTGGATGTAGAGGATGGGCATGATTATCTAATCACTGTAGACGTAGCCAGAGGGGTAGGAAATGATTACTCTGCATTTACAGTTGTTGATATTACCAGTTTTCCACATAAAGTTGTTGCAAAGTATAGGAATAATGAAATTAAACCTATGCTATTTCCAAGCGTAATTTACGATGTTGCAAGAAGTTATAACAATTCCTACATTTTATGTGAAGTAAATGATGTTGGTGATCAAGTAGCAAGTATTCTTCAGTATGATTTAGAATATAATAATCTTCTTATGTGCTCTATGAGAGGAAGAGCTGGACAAATTGTTGGACAAGGATTTTCCGGAAAGAAAACACAACTTGGTGTGAAGATGTCCAAAACCGTTAAAAAAATTGGATGTCTAAATCTCAAAACAATGGTTGAGGAGAATAAACTTATCTTCAATGATTATGAAATTATGAGTGAATTGACAACATTCATTCAAAAGCATAACTCATTTGAGGCAGAAGAAGGTTGCAATGATGACTTGGCAATGTGTTTGGTAATTTATGCCTGGTTAGTTGCACAGGATTATTTCAAAGAACTTACAGATCAGGATGTAAGAAAGAGATTATATGAAGAACAAAAAAATCAAATAGAACAGGATATGTCACCATTTGGATTCATTTCAGATGGATTTGGTGAGAATAGTTTTACTGATGTTGACGGTGATACATGGCACGTTGACGAATATGGAGATCGTGCTTACATGTGGGAATATATGTAAATTGGTTTTTTAATAAATATTTTTTAGATAAACTGAGACTTTACGGAGAAAAACATGGCGACTCCTCAATTATCTCCAGGCGTACTCGTCAGAGAGGTTGATTTAACGGTAGGGAGAGTTGATAATGTTTTAGATAATGTTGGAGCAATTGCGGGACCTTTTCCAATTGGACCTGTAGATTATCCAATTGATATCGCAAACGAACGCGATCTAATCAATACTTTCGGAAAACCACTTTCAACAGATGCTCAATATGAGTACTGGATGAGTGCATCATCCTACCTCTCATATGGTGGTATTCTTAAAGTTGTTAGAACTAGTGGCAGCACACTCAATTGTGCAAATGCTGGTGTAGGAATTGGAACAACCACTGCACTCAACATTAAAAATTACGACGATTATCAAAATAATTTTTCAACTGCAACAAATTTCACATTTGCAGCAAGAAATGCAGGTTCTTGGGCAAATAGTTTAAAAGTTTGTTTTGTTGACGATTTTGCTGATCAAACAATCGGTATTGCAACAACAAATCCATCTGCTTATGGAGCATCTATTGGATTTGGAGTTACAACCACACTTACAAATGCAGTAATTCCTGGTGTTGGATCAACATCAACATTTACTGGATATTTGAAAGGGATTATTACTGGTGTTACTACCGATTCCACAAACGCAAACAGTTCAATTGATGTTCGCATTGTCTCTAGAGTTTCTTCTGCAGGTACAGAAACCTTAATTAATTATTCTCAGGGAAATACTTTTGCATCATTTGCAACTTCCCAGACTTTGCGTTTTGTAAACAACTCTGGTATTGCAACTGGAAACACCTCAGCAGCAGGATTTACTCCTGCAACGGTTGTGGATTGGTACGATCAACAAACTCTTGGTCTGACTAATAGCACTGTTTATTGGAAATCTATTGCACCAAAACCAGTAACTACAAGTTACACTGCTGCAAGAGGTGGAGAAGGAGATGGTATCAATATTGCTGTTGTTGATGATTTCGGTACAATCACCGGAATTCAAGGTTCAATCATTGAGAAGCACGTAGGACTTTCCAAGGCACTTGATGCAATTTCCGCAGTTAATTCTCCACAGAAAATCTGGTACAAGAATTATATTGCAGATTTCTCATCACAAATCTACGCAGGATATAATGCATCCAGTGCTGCTGATGCTTTCTGGGGAACTGCTCCAAGAGCAGTTGCATTCTCTACATCGTTTACTCCAGTAACATCTGGTGGTGGACTCTGGGGACAAAATGCACAGGGTGTTATCTTCAATGCAATCGGTAACAAAACTTACACCTTAACTGGTGGTGTAGATTATTCTGCTTCCGGTGGAATGACGGCTGCACTTGGAGATTTAACAAATTCATATAATCTCTTTAATAATAAGGATAATATTGCTGTTGATTATTTAATTATGGGTCCTGGTTTAACCAATGAGTCCGATTCACAAGCAAAAGCAAATAGTCTAATCTCAATCGCAGAATTGAGAAAGGATTGTATGGTAGTAGTTGGTACTCATAGGGCAAACTTGGTAAATATTACCAACACAACAACTCAGACAACCAATTTGATTAGATTCTTCAGTTCACTTTCCTCATCATCTTATGCAGTCTTTGATAGTGGATATAAGTACACCTATGATAGATTCAACAATCAGTTCCGATATGTTCCTTGCAATGCTGATATTGCAGGTTTAATGTGCAGAACAAATATTACATCATATCCTTGGTTCTCTCCTGCAGGACAACAAAGAGGTATTTTGAATAATGCAATCAAACTTGCATACAATCCTTCCAAGGATCAAAGAGATCAACTCTACCCATTGAGAATTAATTCTATTGTTACTCAACCTGGTGTTGGAACACTATTGTATGGTGATAAGACTGCACTTGCATATGCATCTGCATTTGATCGTATTAACGTTCGTAGATTGTTCCTCACAATTGAACAGGCACTTCAAAGAGCAGCAAATGCTCAACTCTTTGAACTCAATGATGAACTGACTAGAGCAAACTTCAGAAACATTGTTGAACCATATCTTCGTGACGTTGAAGCAAAGAGAGGTCTTTATGGATTCCTCGTTGTTTGTGATACCACAAATAACACTCCTGATGTGATTGATAATAATGAATTCCGTGCTGATATTTACCTGAAACCAACAAAATCTATTAATTATGTTACTCTTACATTTGTTGCAACTCGCACTGGTGTAAGTTTTGAAGAAGTTGCTGGTACTGTTTGATTTAAAATAAATAAATTAAAAGGAGAATCCACAAATGGCA